GTTGCAATGATCCTAGGATTGTTCAAGACAGGAATGTCAAAATGGTAGAGCAGCCAATCATGTACACCCACATTACATATGATGCCAAGCATGTATCTAAACCGTGGTGGTCCATTTTCTTCTGCACTATTATGTTATCATTATTCTCCTGTTTCTCTTTCACATCCTTGTTGTTTATAGTGAAGCCATCCATCTTGGATCTTTTATTTTCATCTTATTTCTTTGTGGCATTTAGTTCTATGTCTTTGGTTTGTTATAGGTTGTACCGTCGTGAATTTTTCGTTTCTCGTATTAGGAATCATTTATTCTACTGTCCACATATAGTAACATCTGTTATGTCACAAATTCCTTACCAAACTAATGCTGTAAATGTCAGGTCTAATCTCAGGATTAAGATGATGCAGCTTGCTTCACTTCCAGTGTCCGATGTTCTCAAATCTCAGATTTTTGATGGCACTGAAGCTGTCCTTATTTCTTTAATTGATAATTCAAATTTTTCGATGTCCAGGGAAGTTGCACAGGTGTTCGGGCTTTAAGCCCATGGCAACATTGCAAGAGCAAGATATATGCGACCGGTATACGATCTTGCGAGATGCCTCTGCCTAAACCTGAATATAAAACAGGCACAACAAACCGTCCTATCGACATAAATATCCATACACCTTACGTCCGCAGGAAACGCCGAAGGATGTTCCGTAGGATGGAGAATGGGTTTGTCCCTGGATATGCACCTATATGCGTTGATTCGAATGATATTGAGACCTGCGTTGATGGGTTAATGAAGAGGCTCATGAGGGTGGTTCCTGAACCAGATCATACTCTTCTGTCCGAACTCAAGCAATTTGTAGGCGAATTTTTGAAAGCTGAAGTCCCTGTTATCACTCCACTCAGCTTCGAAGACTGGCTGGCACGTACTACTTACGATACCTCCAGAACAGAACAACTTAAACACGCACATGACGAACTTGTCGGCGGCCGACCCACTCGGCGCCAATGTAGGAATATTTCCTCATTCATTAAATCAGAATCCTATCCATCTTATAAGTTTGCAAGATTCATAAACTCTAGGTCTGATCATTTTAAAGCATATAGTGGGCCAATCTTTAAAGCAATTGAAGATTGCATTTATGGATTGAGACCTTTTATTAAGCACGTTCCTGTTAAGGATAGACCCGCATTAATAAAGTCGCTTATTAAAAGTGGACGCAGATATTATGCAACTGATTATACTGCGTATGAAAGTCATTTTAC